AGGTTGCTGTGTATTCATAAATTATTAAAGATGCAGTACCAGCAGATGAAGCTGGTATCCAGTTACCACCATCATATACACGCATCTCGTTAGCAGATGAATTAAAGTATAATGCACCAGCAACAAGAGCATTTCCGTCATTGTCTAGTGTTGGATCAGAAGTCTTAGTACCTAAATATCTGTCATCAAATTGATCGTATGAGTTAGCAGCAGAAGCAGCAGAAGCTGCGGCTGCACTAGCAGAATTAGAAGCATTAGTAGCAGATGTTGATGCGTTAGTAGCTGATGTACTAGCTGATGTTGCAGAGTTAGCTGCATTAGTTTCGCTTGTAGAAGCATTAGAAGCTGATGTGGCAGCGTTAGTTTCAGATGTCGCTGCATTAGTTGCTGAAGTACTAGCTGCACTTGCCTGTGTAGTTGCAGTTGTAGCTGATCCAGATGCAGATGTTGCTGACGAAGCAGCATTTGTTGCAGATGTACTTGCATTTGTTTCGCTAGTTGCTGCGTTAGTTGCACTTGTAGCTGCATTGGTTTCACTTGTTGCAGCATTGGTAGCACTTGTAGCAGCAGCAGTCGCACTGTTAGATGCGTTTGTTGCAGATGTACTTGCGTTAGACTCTGAAGTAGAAGCGTTAGATTCCGAAGTCGCAGCGTTTGTTTCTGATGTAGCGGCAGCTGTCGCTGAGTTTGCAGCAGCTGTTGCAGAAGTAGAAGCTGCTGTTGCTGAACTAGCAGCATTTGTAGCTGACGTAGTAGCTGATGCAGCATCTACTATTAAATCGTATTTAGCACTATTAGTGTTTGATGATAGAGGCTGTGTACCAGATGAGGTATGTGCAGCATTAACAAAATATATATTACCATTAGATGTATCTTTAACTAGATCTCTAACCTTATAGCTAGTTGAAGCAGCCCAATCCCCCTGGAACGTACCTAGTTCTTGTTCAGCTAATAAAGCAGTAGCGTCTGCATTAACAGATAATACTCTATTAGCTACTAGATCTGGTAGGTCTACATCAAATCCTGTAGTTGTTGTAACTGGATATTGTAGTGTTCTAGCAAACTGTTCTTCTAACTGTTGCAACATAGCAACAATCTTATCTAATTCTGTATTAAGGGTTTGGATAGGAAAGTTACCAGATACAGGGAAGTCTGATATTCTTTCAATAGCTAGATCTCTAACTATAGTTATAGTATCATTCAGGGTTGCACCTGATCCTCCTAATGTAATAGATCCACCACCAGTAACACCTGCTCCAGTTACACTGTACTGAGATGCAGATGCTGGTGATGTGCTATAAGTAAGGAGTGTCGTACCATTGTAAACTTTTAAGTCTGCTACATCAAAAAACTCAAATGGCACAGAAAAACTAGTCTGTCCAGATGTAGCTGTATATTGTATTCTAGGTGTTGTGTCGCTTATTTGTAATGCCATTATCTTATCTTCTTTTCAAACTTATCAAAGATACTATCCAAATACCATATATTGTTAAATGGCACAAGTTTTCTTATTCTTCTAGCAGTATGATGTGTATGTTTACCTCTACCCCAATCATACATAATCTGTGCAACAGTAGCCATTTGACTAGCAGCTGGTCCTAATACACCAGTTTTCCAAGCTAAAGATGTTCCGTATGGCTTTCCTACACCTATCATAGGTCTAACACCTACCTTGTTATCTGTTAATGTTTCTACCATTCTATTTACTTCTAAAAACAAACCACCAGCACCAGATCTTTCAAACCCATCATAGATCTTATCTCTGATATCTTTCTTACTATAATCTTTATTTAGCTGACCACTTCTTATTCCATCTACTAACATACCAAAGAATAGTAAGGCAGCTATTTGACCTAAGAATCCAGCATCTCTTTCTTGTAAACCTCTTTGTAATACCTTTCTATCAAATGCAAACATAAACTTTTTATATTGTGATATAACTGCACCTAGTTCTTTACTAGTCCATAAAGGAGTATCTCCTAATGTTGGAGTCACTACTATATTATCTACAGTTTCGTTTAATGCTCTGTTAAATCTAAATGCTGCATTAACTTCTTCAGGAGTTTCAATCCATTTATCTGTATTAGCAAACTTTAATAAACTGTATGCATCATTAAACTCTACACCACCTTCACCAGATCCATACTTTTTGTATGCTTTTACTATTTCTTTTGCATCATTAAGAGAAATACCAGCATGATTAAATCTTAACCTATCTAGTTCTGTTGCTGTTCCATTAACTAATCTCATAGATGCTTCTATAATCTCTGTACCTGCGTCTATAGATGCAGCTATCTTTGCTTCTTGTGTCCATGTAGCCATCTGGTTAATAAACTTAAAATTAAAAGATGATAATGATTGTACAGCTCTATCTAAACGATTAAATGTTGCAAAGGTATCATGATGTGATCCATATATTTGATTGGCTCTACCACTATCTAACATAAACTCAATAGCTTGACCTGGTCTATTGGCTTGTTTCTTTCCCATTTCTCTAACAGTACCATCTATACTTTTACTTAAGTATTGCATTAATCTAGGCATAGCTTTTTTAAATCCATTGTATGTAATTATTCTAGCTATATCTGGGATACCTGCTAATGCACCAGTCAGTAATTCCATAGATACTAAAGGTTTAATTATTCTATATGTTCTTGATAAAGCTCTTTGTGGATTCTTTGACAAACCATATCTGCCTTTAAATAAATCTCTCATAGCTTCTGTATCTCTTAATACTTTGTTTCTTTTTAATCTTAATGGTTCATTAATAACTTCACCTTTGTCGTTATATATTCTTTTATCAAATGATTCTGCTATTTGTCTTAGTCCTGGTGCGAACATATCAGGTACTAAATCGTTCATATATCCAAATCCAAAAGGATCTCCATACTTTTCTGTAAGAATAATATCTGGAACAATGTTTTTAAAATATTGTGTAGCTATAAACTCAATGTCTTTAGCTATGTAACCTTTTTCCATTAAGAACTCATAGTCTAAATCTTTTAATGGTATTGTTCTTGATCTAATGTATTTAGAATAACTTGTTTTCTTAAATATAAATTCATCTCCAGGTAATACTCCATCCATAAACTCATCACCTTCTTCATATGGTTTATAGTTCTTAAAGTTTTCCATAATGTTATCTGTTTGCTTTTTGTCTTTTGTATTACGATAAACTAATGGATAAACATCTTTGTAGAATACATCAAAGTTCTTTTCGATCATTTCAAAGTTCCACATTACTGTAAAATAGTTCTTTCTTTTTGCACTACTTTTTACATTCTTAATTAAATCTTCTATCGATTTAACTTTTTCTTCTAGTTCTTTGTATGTATAGGAAACTTTCTTACCTGTTCTTGGATAGGTATAGGTATACTTCTTTGTAGGATTATATAACTGACTCTTTGGATTTTGAAAATCTGCTAGGCTATCTAAAGCACTTTTAAAAAACTGATATTCTTTATCTGGCTTAATTAAAAATAACTGATACTGATCTATCTTATTACCTATAGGATCAGTAAATGCTCTTGTATAAAATCTAGCTGATGCTTCTACTTGAGGTATTGTATGTTTATATCCTCTTAATATTGCTAATGTAACCTGATCTCTAAACTGACTAAATGTAATAATCTCATCATGTTTACCAATAGCTATCTCTGCTTTTTTAGTAAAGTCGTATTTATTTACACCATTTTCTTTAAGGTATAATTTATATTGATCTCTAAGTTCTTGTGTAAAATTAAATAACAAAGGGTTGTAATCTACTGCTTTAATTACTTCTGCACTATCTGGCATTAAACCAGCAGCTAATCTATTCATATCCAAATATAAAGAGTTCTTTAATAAGTTAAGTGTAAATTCTTTTGCTACTCTATTATCTTGATTCATTACTCTATCTATTGGGTTGTATCCTAACTTCTCAATATAATATCCTGTTGGTATAGTTTTTAATTGATCGTCTGTAATATTAGGATCTATTTTGTTTCTGTATTTTCTTTGTGCTAGTTTTAATGCGTGTTGAATTTTTTGTTGATCTACTAATACAGAACCTTGTCTAACTACTTTACCTTCTCTGTTCTCTAGTATCTGATTGTATGCTATTTCGTTTATTCTGTTTTCATATTCAGCTTTACTTTCACCTTTATCTTTAGGTATTCTTACATGAGCTAGTTCATGTCTAATCACAAACTCTAACCATTCCCCTTCGTTTTCAAAGTCTCCTTTTTTAAATGGTTTAACTCCAGGCACTGTGCTTTTTAAATGTCTACCATCTCTAAACATTTGTATAATACCTTCATCATCAAGGTTTAATTCAGCTACACTAAGATCTGGATTTCTTCTAACAAATGCAGGAACATATCTACCATTAACAGTTTTACCTACACCTCTACCTCTGTTAATAGTCATATCAGGATATTCCGATTTAATTTGAATAATAGCATCATCTACATTCTTTGGTTGTTTAACTGGTCTTGGATCTTTTGTTCCTATAGCTATAGGGGGTATCTCTGTATCTGAAGCATTTTCATAAAACTTCATTTCTTCAAATATCTTTGCACCATCTTCATAGTTAATAAACTTCTTACCTAATCTATTAATGTACCAAGCAAATCCACCTACAACTAACGCATCTTCTATTGGTCTGTTTTCATTCAATGCTTGTTTGGTAAGTTCTTCTGCTGTCATTAACTTAGCAAACTTAGTCATTTCCCTTCCTGCTTCACCAAACTTCTGTGCTGTTTTAGCTCCTTTAATTAAAGCACTACCAAACACCCAGTTACTAGGATCAGAAAACTCACCAAGCAAATGTCCAATATGATACATAGGATTATTTAAGTCTGTTAAATACTGTTTAAAATCTGCTAGTCTATCTGTAGTTTCTTTTGCACTTACTGAATTAGCAAAGTATTCAGGTATAAACTTTCTATAATTAAATAGTCTTGGATCTTGATAAGGATCATAGTCTTGTTCTGGCTCGTAGGATTTACCACTAAGGTAATCAATCGTAGTTCCTATAACACTTCCATAAGTTAAACCACGTGTAAGAATCCCTGGATCATTTAATACATCTCCAACATGATGACTAAATGGAGTAGATTCTCTTTCTTGTATTGTTGGAAGATTAGGATCTGTTTGTAATAATGTTTTCATTAGTTATCACTAGGACTATACAACATCCCTTGGATGAGTTCTCCTTGTTGTTGCCCAACTAACTTAATGATCTTTTTATAGTTTCTTTTTTTAATTGCATTAAACAATTCTGTCTTATCAATTTTGTTTGAATACAATACTTCACTAATAATTGTTTTAGTAAACCCATCTAATGTTTCAAATGTAGTATCTACTTCATTAATAATCTTTTGTGCTTTATTTACATCAAAAGGAATAGGTGCAACATTACCATTGTTTGCTATGTTTACGTTTCTATAATAGTTATCAAATAAATTTAATTTATCTCCATCTGTTTCGTATGCTAAATTACTAAACATATCTCTTAATTGTTTGCCTTTTTTAAAATTATAATCTGTTTCTAACTGTGCAATTTCATTTACCATCTTCTTATCAAATACGTTTTTTCTATCACCAGGTTTAATCTTAGTTGCAAAATCCCATAATAAAGTTAAAGCTGATGTACTTTTTTCTGTTATAAATCTTCTAATGGTAGCATCTTCAGGCAATAAGTTAGCTGCATCATTAATCAATTCACCCTTAATAGAGTTTAAGTCAATATCATTTGTATAATAATTAGGATTAAAATAATCTGTTTGTTCAAACTGAAACTGTGGAGTGCTTGTAATGTTAGCTGGTCTACCTTTTAAATCTTCATAGTTGTTATAAAACAAATTAAATCTAACATTAGATGCCTTTGGTTCACCATTTTCAGATACAGGTTCTACTTCATTCCATGTAAAATAAAACTTACCTTCTTCTAACATCTCAAGAACTTCTTTATCTGTTGGTCTTAAATAATTTCCATCAAAGTCTACAAATCCATAATCAATAAGTTTGTCTGTCTGCCCTGCATTTTCATACTGCATAATCTGTCCAAGTATATATCCAGCTGCTGTATTTCTAAGATTTCTTTCATCCATACTAGTTACACTTTCTAGTGCATACTTTTGAAATGAACCCTCACCATCTGGTGACATAAAACTACTGTATCCATATCCATCTGCTGCCATTTGTTTCATAGCTTCAAACCCTGCTGCATATGATTTTTTTTCTAATGCTTCATCTGTATCACCAAATGAAACACTATTTCTAAATGCTCTGTCATGATATTTTCTAAATACATCTTCAAACTCATCACCATATTGTGCAGCCGCTAATTTATTTAATCCTTTATTAATTAATGTAAGTGGATCAAATCCAACACCAACACCTGGTGCATCACCTAATGGTATTCCTGCCCATGTTTGAAACCAACTATTAGGTAGCATAGGTGCATATCCATCTACTGTACTATCTTCATTACCAATAACTTCTCTATCACCTAGTATTAATTTTTTATAATTTTCTGACTGTGCCTGATATATTTGATAAATCATATCACCTACATCAATAGGATTTTGTTCTAAGTAACTATTTGTTTTTCTTGTTAAGCTAGATTTTTCTGATCCAGTCATATCTGCGTTCTTCTTTAAGTTAGCAGCTATCTGTGTAAAATCATTTCCAAGTTCTTGTTGTACGTGTATATCTTTCATCATTCTACTTACGTTGGCTGGTAAGTTTTTAATCTCTACTGTTCCTCCATCTGTAGCTACATTCCATGTTCTATAACTATTAAACAATGCTGTTGCTATATCTGGTATTGTACTTTCTTTTAAGAAAGGTTCGTTAGTGCTTGTGTTTAAAAAAGCTATATATCCAGGAGGTGCTACTTGATTCTTGTAAACTTCTGTTAGCATTGTTTGTAAGTTCACATCATTAATATCACTCTGATAAGTTTCAATATCATCTGATAAACCAAGATCTACTTCATAGTATTGTCTAATGATTTCATCTTGTCCTCCCATATCAGAAACTGCGTCTGCATAGCTAGAGTTTTCTAATAACTGATAAAGAGGTTTGTCTGATGTCTTTGCTTCTCTTAACATTTCTACTACTTTTAGTTTTGATGCGTTAAGCATTTCAACCTTAACAGATTTTTCTGGGCTAAACCCATATGTTGCAGATATTTCTTCTGCTGACATTAGTTCATTGTCATCATTCAATAATACAAAACTGTTTGTTAAATTTTTTAAATCATTATTAACTTGATTATATAACTTAGCAGAAGCTATCTTATCTGCTGCTGTTGCATTTGCTGCTGCATCTTTATTTAAGTTTACTAGTGTCGTTAATTCAGATCTACCAACACTAACAACCTTATCTACAACTTGATTAGATAATCCACCATATACTTCGTAGTTAATAGCTCTACGATTATTCTCATTGTTTTTATATTCTAATAAAAATTGATTACCCAATTCTTCAAAGTTATCTGGATCACTAAGTGCCATCATTTTTAATATACTATTAACTCTAATACTCTCAGCTTCTGCCATAAACTCTCTATTTGATATTTCTGTATCTGCTTTATTTAATTTACCACCACTAAGTGCCACTACATTTTCATATAAAGCATTACCTTTAAATAATTCTGGAGTTGTATCTTTTGCAAATAACTTATCTAATGAATCAAACCACTGTGATTTATCTTGAGTTTTAATAATATTATTAACTTCATTAGTAATGTAATCCATTGTAGTTAATTTCCACACATCAAAAGTTTCAGCGGCTTTGTTGTACTTAACTTTGTTAGCGTGTCCTTTAACGTGATCTAATCCATTTAAATATAAATTGTAAAACTTTTGTTGAATCTGATTCTTTAATCTTTGAGGTGCATCTTTTTCTATAGCTGAATAATATGATTCTAATTCTTTTTGATATCTTTCTATATCAGGTTCTTCTGTACTATTTAAAATAGAATTAGTTTTATCTGATACAAACCTAGTCGTATTAATATCAAAGTTAGTAATATATTCCGAATCAATAGCTTTAGCTTGTGTTTCAGCTATGTTAGCAATACTCTTGCTAACCATATCTGTTAGTCCACTAACATCTGGAATTGTAGGACTAACAACACCCATTCTACTAATAGTAGCTGTAGATGAAGTTAATACGTTTCTTTTACCTCTTTCTATTGCCATTAAACTTTCTTTAACTCCGTTGGTGCACCAGGATTAGTAGTCTTAGGTGATTTATAATAATCAGCATATGCCCATCCATTTGCTATCGTAGTTCCAGCAGCAAATATAGTTCCTACTTCTGACATCTGTCTGTTAATTTTTGAATTAAAAACAGCTCTATCATAATTAGTTAAAGCGTTATTAGTATTCAATCTAATAGAAGCAATATCTTTTGCAGCAATATTAACTACATCTTCTTGTATAGCATCAAAACTTCCACTCTCTGAGATACCACTCCCTCCTAAAAACACTCTGTTGTTTGCTAATGTAGCTTCTGTTTGTCTACGTCTTTCTAATTCTTCTTGCATCCCTTGTAAGTATGCAGTTTCTTTTTCAGATTCTAATCTTCTAGCTTCTTCTGTATATGCAGCTCTTGCTATTCTACCTTGTTGTACTGTACCTATGACACTAATAGCAGTGCCAATTAACATTAATGTTCCTGGATTTATTCCCATCTTAGTATACTACCTCTAATGCTACACCCAAAACTTTCAAAGGCAAGGGTGCTGTTTGTGTAATCTTTAATGTAGGTGATCTGTCATAACCTAAAAAGAAAAACTCTTTCTTTCCTGTTACTTTATCTACTGCGTTAGCCACGTTAAAATCTACCTGTCTTATCACTAAACTTTTAGCAGTATTATCTGCTGCTTGTAAAGCTACATTTAGTGTATCTGATAAATCTATTACTGCTCTAGATAATCTCTTAATTTGACCTGTCAATGGACCATCTGATACTTCCCTGTCTATTGGCATAGTTTCCAGGCTAGGATCATAATTAAATCCTAATATCACACCAGCACTATGAGCCTCACTAAAAGTAACTGTATCACTAGATGATGTAGTAAACTCCCCTAATGAAAATGTACCATCAACAGCATTAACAGTTTCTTCTGTTAAATGAGCTGGACTGTTATGGACACGACCTGAAGTAATAGTAATCACAGCATTGTCAGCAGGTGAAGAATCTAGTGCTTGGTCTAATACAATCGTATATCCACTAGCAGTTGCAGTAACTGTTTGTATTTCATAACTACCACTAACTCCAGCAATAGTAATAACATCACCAGTATTAGGAGATGAAGTATATCCATCTACATTTAAACTAGTTCCTGTCTGACTACCTCCATTTACTAATGGAGTACCTTGTTGATTAACAGTTGTTGTTCCAGAACAATCTAATGTTAAATCATCTTGTTCAGCAAACTTTTCTAGTGTGTATACAGTAGATCCTTCTAGTTCTCTTTTAACAACACAAAATAAATTTTCATTAACAGCTGTAATACTTGTAAACTCATCTCCAGTTTTTGTACTCCACAATGTCCAACCAGCTATCTTCTCTGAACGTACACTATGAAACAACGCTAGTGTTCCATCATTGTTAGTAAAGAAAGCAAACTGTTCTGGTCTAGTTGTTGTACCAGTTATCATAGTCATATCTACTGGAGCATTAACTAAATGAGATGCCAAGATAGATATAGAGGTAGAAGCATAAGCATTTTCTACATCACTAAACAAATACTCTCTAATAGCTTTACCATTCTTCTGTGCATACAAAGTAGCACCATCAAAGATAATAGGTTTTGCTCTACTGCAACCATATGGTGTTTGTCTAAGGAATGTTATGTTAGCTGGTGTAACAGCTGAAGTATCTGTAGACTGAGGCACAAAGTATTCACCACCATCTGTTAATACCTGTAAGTTTCTAGAAGATACTAAATGTCTAATCTCGTTTACTCTATCACCAGATACAAATACATTAATTGCTTCATCAGCTAATCCTGTACCTACATCAAAGTTATAATATCCACCGACTTGTGATCCTACTACAGCAGCAGGAGCATCTCTTACTCCAGCAAAATATAATCTGTTATCATGAAATGTAACTGCTTGAGGATATCCTCTTACTGTAGATATTAATTCTTCTTCCCAGTTAGCGTGTGGTCCAACACCAGATATCCCAGCTTCAATAATAGTTCCTTCTAATTCAGTAGCAGAATTATATGCTGTAATCTTAATTTGTTTATCATCTACTTTTAAATAATGACCAACATAATCAGAAGTCCATATTCCTGTAGATGCTGTAATTGTTCTACCTGTACCAGTAGCATCAGTAGATAATGTAACTGTTACTCCAGCTTCAGCATATTTATAAAATGGAGCATGAGTTTTATATGCACCAGATACCACTACATCTTCATCTAATTCAAAAGCAAACTCTGTAACTGTAAATGTAGTCGCACTAGTTCTTTTAATCTCTAGTGTAGGATTATCTCTATGTGTCATAAACACTGTATCTCCAAACTGAGCAAAGTTTAATTGAAATAACTGAGCTGTAGTCCAGTTTACATTCGTTGTAATATTAGTTTGAATAGCAACACCATCAGAATCATAAACATCTAATCTTCCATTAGATAAAACAAATACTGCTAGTTCATCATTAGAAAATATAAATGGTATAACTCTAGATTTGCCTGGCAACGTTGCTTTGTATGTAGTTCCAGGTCTACGCATAATGCCACCTTCATCTAGTAAGTACCAGTTACGCAGTGTCTTAGCACCACTAAAGTATGCGTTAGCATCTGTTCTTGTAATCAATAAAGGGTTAAGTTCACCACTTGCAAAGTTAGTATAAACAGTTCTTAGGGTATTAGCCATTAGTACCCCCTAGTAGTTAATCTGTTTGTGATAAATCTCTTTGTGCTAAGTTTTTTGTTTGTTACTTCTTGGCTATCTGTGTTCTTAGCAATTAGTATTTGTCTTTCTGCTAAGTCTGAAAACTGTTTAATCATAGCTGCATCTCTAGCAACAGATCCAGCAAAGATAGAAGCTAGTGTATATT